GTATAGTTAGTATTTAAAGTTAATTGTACATCTACTGTTATATTAACTGGCTGTGCAGACTCAACTGTTACATCAACGCCAACAGGTCTAACATCTTCAATGTGAGAAGCAACCTCAGAAACTTTTATATCAGAAACAGGAAGTTTATCTAAATCAACAACTGTTACTTTAACAGTTCCTGGTCCACTAAATATAGGGAATACCTTTGCGTCTCCTATTCCATCAACTTCTAAACACCATTGTTTATAATGATAAACGTTACCACTTGTAGCAGGTTCTCTAACTTTTTCATAATACCTTGTAAGTAATGCAGCATCAGATTCTGTATCTGTACCCCCTGCTGTAGACTGGTCATTTGTACAAGCTACACCATTAACTCCGTTATTAATTATTGAGTTAGCAGCAACATTTCCATTATTACCGCCAACCATTGCAGTAATTGTTACAGTTGCCGTCCCACTATTTAAAGTAACATCATAGTCAGTGTTAAACTGAATACCGTCATCAGTTGAAACGATTGTTCCTTCTGGAATTACAAGACCATCTGGTGTTCCTGTAAATGTTACGCTTCCCTTAGCTTGAATAGCAGTTAATCGTGAAATACCCACTTCAGCAACTTTTAAATCTATCCAGTTTCCATAAGTAGTATCTGCAAACCCGAAGTTCAATATATTATCTAACTCAATATATATTTGTGCTAATTCAATTGCTTTAGGTGCTAACATATCCCATGCTACAGAACCTTCGCGCTTGTCAATATCATCAGGTATATTATTAAGCATCCTATTAAAAATTACTTCAAATGTTTGACTCTCATACATTAAATTGTCACCTCCACTTTAATATCGTTACCAGCAGAACTATCAACTTCAAATGTTATATAAAGTGTTCCACCATCAACACTAATATCGTAGTTCTTAGTTCCATATACTCTATCGTCAACAGATAAAGCATCATTTATTAACCTTGGCACTTCCATTTGTAAATATTCTAAAGAATATGTTCTTGGTCCACCAATAAGTTCTTTTATTTCACAGCCATAGTCAGTTGTGTAAATCATGTATCTCTGTCGAGTTGTCATTATTGCTTTCATTACAGCTTGTAGTATGGCATCTTGACCATCAATGAATTGAGAAATTATATCTCCCGTTTCAAAATCCATTAAATATGTTTTACTTGGTTTAGGTTCATCAGACTGAATCTGTATAATATTGTCAAGTTGATCGTTTGTTATTAAAATTGGAGTTAACATTATGCGACCACCTTATCTAGTACAAATATTTCATTTCCATCAATAATAACAATTACTTTATCATTCGTTTTATATCCTGAATTATTAAACGCACTAGCTTTAATTATATCAGAACTAACTACAGAAAAATCTCCTAAGTTTATTTTAAGTGGGGAGACATTTGTTATTATACCTAATTTTACAACTATGTCTTTATTGTATCCTTGTTCTTTCATTAGTTTTAAAATGTTTGTGAAGGCTCCACCTTCTCTACTTAACATAATATCTCACCCCTTAATTATTACTTATAACATTAATATCTGATGATAATTGTAAAGTCATTTTATGAAGACCTTGAGAAATACTGTGAGAGTCATTCGTTATATAATATAAACCACTTGTCATGGTATGAGGTTCGTATACATGAAGTTGATTACCAGTTATACATGAAAAGTCTCCCAAAAAATCAATAGAAGTAACATCATCTTTCCTATTAAGTTCAGAAAGTTTTGAATTTGCCAAACTTTGCATTTGAGCAGTTGTTGAACTACTATCAATACTTTCAATATGTTGCATTAACCCATATTTATTAACTGATGTTTGGTCTTTAGATGTATATGTTGAATACTTATCATCCGTGCTGTCTATTGAACCTTTTTCAACCATTACTTGTGTTCTCATATTTTCTATTGAAATATCTCTATTAGCAGTAAAAACATTATCCGTTGTTATTGTTTGTTTAGCAGAGTTTTGACGAGAGTACATATATGCTTTACCTTGCTTTGAAAATAATATATAACCTTTTCCCGTTATCGCCGTAGTAGTTGTTAAACAATCATTTATTATCTGACCTAAATCAGAATTTGTAAATACTTGTTTATCAATTTTATACGTTGTTGGTTCAATATATCCTATAGGAATATTAAATTTTGTAAATAAACTATTAACAACATTAGAAGCGGTCATATCTTTAACTAACATAGTATAGCTATTTTTAGATAAGTATACCAATTGGTCATAAGCAGTAAATGAATCACTACCTTCATTATCTAAACTTCTTTTAAAAATATACCCTCTAAATAACTCGTTGCCCTTAATATCATACATTAAAGCAATATTTCCTAAATCATAATTAAAAATATTTGATGCTTTAATATTTCTCGCATTAGCCATTTTAACTTCTAATGTACGTGAAAAAGTATTTATATCACCGCTCCAAGTTATTTCTTCAACAAAACTACTTATATCAATTGTATTTTTCGAACTATCAATGATAATTACCTTAGCTATCATGGAATCACCAATCTTTGTCCAGGTTGGATAATGTTTGGATTAGGACCTATAACTGATTTATTTGCATTATAAATCGTCATATATTTACTTCCTGTACCATATACTTTTTTAGATATATTCCATAAGGAATCACCTTTTACTACAGTATATGTTTGTTGTTGAGGAGTTGTAACAGCCCTTGTAGTAGTTGTAGGAATTATTTGAGAAACACCCGAACTTGCCTCAACTATATCTTGTTCTAAAACCCATGAATTAATAGGTTCTAATAAATATGCACGAGCTGAAGTACCTTTAGACCATGCTTTTTCCTGCTTGATAGTATATTTACTTCCCAATACAAATGAAGCTATATGTTCTCCAGTTGCATAGTTTGTAGCAGTTGTTTTAACTGTAACTGTTGAACCTACACTTAATAATTTGTAACCACTAGTTCCACTACCTGATTGAGTACCACCTGATGAAGTTGGTGGGGGAGGTGGTGGAGGCGGTGGTGGGGGAGCAATAATATTAACAGTGATTGGTTGATATTCTTTTAACTCTAAAGTAAAATCATAATCACCAACTATGCCACCACTTTCGCTCCATTGGAATGAGCGGATAGTTACAGGTTCGTTTATAATTGTAGTTGTAACTTGTAGCTGCAGTACAACTTGATTGTCCATCCATGTTTTAATTTTACTTATATATTCTAATGGAGTCATCATATTAGAACTTGATAAATAAAATGGTTTTTGAACAGGGAAAAAAGAGGATATTGAGTATGTTCGTTGACTTCTACCACTTAATACTGTTTTCTCATCACCGTTCGCAGTAACAATATCTTGGTGGTTTCTTGCATCTGTATATCCAATTGTCTCAGGATTAATTGGCAATTGTATTTTATCAGATACACCATTACTTAACCAAATTTCCACAAACTATAACCTCCTTACTTATTATTCTTTTGTTGTTCTTCGATATAAACAAGAGTAGAGGCATAGATGAAATTTTTGACTCCGCGTGGTTTTTTATAGACTTCATCAGGCATTATATTTCGTTCCTGCAAAAGAATATGCAGCATACTCGCCTCAAAATCCTCTTTAATTAGTTTTTTATTTCTTCGATTTGTTCATCGTCTGATTGGTCAAAACCATTTAGTTCATTGATTTCTTTGAGTAGAGTAGCAACTTCACCGAACAGTAAACGCTTTTTAACTGCGTCAACAGCATCAAAAACTTCCAATGCTTCTAACAATTTTTCATCTTCCCAGTTAGGAATGATACAAGACTTAACAATCATTAAGTTATTGAATAGTTCTTCGTCAAATTTCTTTTGATTTTTTCCTACAAGACGTGTTGCCCGTTCAGTAATTTTATTAACTTCATCAGTTTCTAGCGCTTTGATTTCGAAGTCAATACCAAATCTTTTCATAAAAACTGTTTTTCTAACATCATTACTTGCACCAAGCAAGGCTTCAAGAATATCTTTAGTATTTTTAGTTTCAGCCATAATTATTTCCTCCATTTTAGTATTTACATTATATATGTCTTAGAAACGTTGATTTGTCAACCATTATTTAAGCATTTTTTTGCAATAAAATATACATTTTATTATTTAATTAAATCAATAAAAAAAATAGGAAGGTCATAAGACCCTCCTAATTAAGAAACCTTGTCAAGGAATTCATATCCAGCGAAAGTGAATGAAAAGTCCTGTTGGGCAATATCCCCAGCTGTGAAACTTCCTAAAGGAATGCTAGTAAATACAACATTTTTTAGTCGTACACGATATGTCTTGCCAGTGTCAGGATTTTCGTTCTTAACAACAATCTCAGTTCTGAATTCTTTACCACTTGTAATTGAACCGATTTTTTCCATCAATTGAGTGTTAATGAAAACTCCTTTGATTGTTCCTGTACCTTTAAGACCAACGTTACGGTGAACTGTCCACCAGTTGCCTAAAAGTTTAAGATCTGTCTGGTCGATTTCAACTGTTGCTTCAACAGAACTTACATTAGACATCCAAGCGCCTTCCATATAAATTTCAGCGTCAGTACCACGGAATACAGATTGTGGTGAAAGTGGGACATATGATGGAGTAGCATTTGTAGTAGCCATATTCTATTACCTCCTATTTTAATTAAACAGAAATTGTTAAGTAAACAAATTCAATAGAGTCAAGATATCTAACAGCGATATTAACATACATTTCTGCACCAACAGAAGCGATTGTTTTATCAATTGCAACATTATATGTTTGGTCAATAACATTTGCATTAGCCAATGTTTCAAGATATACTTTGATTGCATTGATAACTGCAAGTTGTCCGTCGTAGTTGTTCGTAATACGACCGATGTAGTTATCTCTTACAGCAGAGTCAATATCGTCAATCATAGCTTGTTTAGCACGTACTGTACGAATTTTGAAGAATGGAGTTCCTTGGTCGCCAAGAGTTAAACCTTGTTCGATTCTTGGAGTATCACCATCTGTAACAGTTACGAGAACACCAGCTGCTAACAATGTTTTAATATCCGAAGGAAGAAAACGGTAAATAGTTTCGGCATAAGGAACATCAACATAAGTTAGAGATCCATCAAGTGGAGTACCAGCAATTAATCCAGCAATATATTGAGCATATTGTGGAGCAGGTTTTTGAGTTCCGTCTGCATTTTTAACACCGTTACCAACAAAAACAACAGTTTCATCTTTGAGAGTATTTGCTTTTGCAACGATATCTGTAACCTTTCCTTCTTTGTCTGATCCAGCGAAAAATACTGTAACGAAGTTTTTACCGTCATTACGAGCACTCTGTAGCCAAGAATAAACAATAGTTTCAAGGTTTGAATCAGCAGTTGAAGGCAATGAAAATACATGGAATTCATAAGTCTGAATCAAATTAAGTGCTGCTGTATATGCAGTAGTATCAGCAAGTTGGTCAACTGTTGCAACTACTACTTCAGAAGCACCACCAGTAAAGTAATCTACAATATCGTCTACATTACTAGCACCAAATAAAGTAGTTGCTTGATCTAAGTTTGTAACACGATAAACATTTTTGCTAACTGCTGTTCCAGTGAAAACAGATTTAATAGTAGCAACTTTTGAACGTGAACCTACGCCAATAGTAGTAAGAGCCTTTTGAACGAAACGAACATATAGTCCTGGTTGTTGGCCGTTTTGTGAAGTTGGGAAAGTGCCACCAGAAGTAACTGTGACTGCCATCTATTTTTCCTCCTATTTTTAAATTAAGTTGAATTATATAATCCCGAAAGATTCTAATAATTCAAACTCATCTAGACTTACATTATGAGTTGTATCGAAACCAAAGTTGATTTCAACACAGTAAAGGTCATTTTGGTCCACAGGTATTTCAATAGATTCTATATCTTCGATTCTAATATATCTACCTGTTTCTGAACCGTCTTCATTTAATATAGGTAATTTCCTATAGTTAGCGAAAACTTGTTGAACTACATTATTTATTCTATTTTTTAAATCGACTTCGTCATTACTAAAGCATCTTACATATAAATGAACATTATTCATAAAATAATAAGAATTAATCGGCTTTGTAGTAATATCACATTTATTTAACAGGTAGCAAGGATACTTAACGGTGTTAGGCATTTTTTGAACATAAACATTCATTGGCTCTATAGATACAAAATATGAGAGTACAGATTTTACAAATTGTTCTAACATTACTGTACCTCCGTCCTTGTAACATAAACTTGAATCATATCATTTTCATCCTTAACAACCATATCAACTTTAAATTTACCATGTATAGGAGAAATAATAAAATCTTCATCTTTAATATCAGCGTTTTTATTAAATCGCACAATTAAAGAATCATGCTCAACTTCTAGTTTACTATCATCTAAATACCTATTTCTATTTGTATCGAACCTACATTTAATACCTGTATATAATGGATTATCGAAGTCATATTGGTAGCTGTAAGATGTTATACCAAAACTTGATTGTTCTATCTTCTCCATACGGTAAACAGATACAATATCTGGGAATAGCTCACCATCAAATACATTGTCGGAATCGGCAATTTGTTTTACGATTATCTCTACCCAGTTTCTTTTATCATAAGCAAGTTTTTCCCATGAGAATATAGAAAACATTCTTTCATTCCATCTCATTCTATTACCTACTTGAAGTAAATCGTAGAGGGACTTGTGGTCCCTCACAATTATTCTGAACCAATCGTCAGTTTCACTTCGTGTGAATCCATCTTTTTCGACATAAGCCCAAAGTTTTGTATTGTCAGTATAAGAGCCATCAGATTCTAATTGAACAAATGTAACTCTTTCCCTCATTGAAGAATAGAAAATAGAGATGTTAAATGCTGTCCTACGTCTTACCATTTAATCACCCCATGACATGTTTTGCTTCATATAATTTTTTAAACAGAGCATCAGCAATAGAATCTATATCTGATTCTTTACGTACTATGAACGTATTTCCTGTAACTGTTACGCCCTTATTCCCGTTATCATAGTCATCAGCAGCCTGAGCCGTTAAAACACGCTCGTCTTTATGCAATTGAGCAACATAACCATCGTAAGGAACACGACCTAAACCAGTTCTGTGACTATGTGTAGCCATATAAGCACCATTAACAGTACCTGCTCCATCATAACCACCTGTGTTGCCATCGTTCTTTGCGGTTCCCCAGCTAACTTTACCAATGGTAGGAACCTTGGGCAAGTGCACACTTGGTATTTTATTAATAAGATCTATTAATTTATTTATACCGCCTATCATAAAGTTTATACCGCTAATAACGCCATTAACCATATCAGCTGCTCCACGTTGAATTGCTGCAAATGCTCGTTTCATTCCACTACTAACAGTATCCCAGTTCTTCCACAATAAGATACCACCAGCAACCACAGCAGCGATTGCGAGTGCAATCCACGTACCTGGGAACAATAATAATCTAGCATTCATTATTGCTTGTGCCGCTGCGGCTAATAACATTCCTGAACGATATAATCTTATAGCCATAGTCAAACCTTTAAAGAAAGGAGTAAGAAATACTGCTGCCTTATATGCCATCAGTCCAGCAAATAATCCACCAACTAATGCTTCTACGCCATTAAAATGGTCATTAATAAAATTAACCAATTTTGATATAGCACTAAAAATAGTTTGAATTACATTCGATATTGAACTACCTTTACCTGCGCTAAACTGAGCAAAGAATTTTGAAATGATTCCACCTGCAGCCGATAATGTTGACTTAATACTAGGCCATGATTTAACAAGACCATCTGCAATTTGTTTAATTGCATCAACAATAGGTTTCGCTTTTGCTTTGAATGCAGACGAATTAACTGCAGTAATTAATTTTCTGCCAAATTCCATTGCTTTAGCAGCAGCATTACCCAAACCATTGCTAATGTTTTTGAATGTTTGGTTAAATTTACCTGCGCTAAATGCTTTATTGAATTTGGTTAATTCAGGAGTTATTTTATTAAGCATCCCCATACCCATTTGACCCATTGCATTTGAAGCATGGTTTTTAATGGCTTGGAATTGCATTAATGGTGATTGTTTCATTTTCTGAACGTTCTCAACAGAATAACCGTACTCTTTACCCAACATAGCACTTAACATTTCTGCCTGTTTCATTGGATCAGTTTCTTTTTTAATTGGCTTCAAGTATTGTTTTGAAATATCAAAACGGTTTGCTAATGAAGTAATCTGTCCACCTGCAAGTTCACGCATAGCGAACGCGGCACCTTCAAGTCCTTGTTGAGGCATTAAAGTTGCCAACTGTTCCATTGTATACATATACTTGTTAAGTTGGTCTTTGTTTTGAACTTTCTTCATTACAGACGTTAACTGTTGAGCCCATTCTGTAGGAGCATATTGTGTAGTAGATGCAAAGTCCTGAACAGCTTTATAGTATTCAGCACCTTTTTGTTGGTCGCCAACAATAATACCAAAGTTCTTTCTACCGAAATCTTGTTGAGCAGCGTTATTAAGCATTGATTCAATTGGTTGTTTAATTCTTTCTCCGACGTTCATCGCCATGTTAGCACCAAATTGTATTTTCTGAATGCTCGCTATACTTGAAATACCTGATTTCATTTTACCTAATAGACTATTACTCCTACTTAATTCCGAGTTTAAATTCTGAATTTGTCTATTAAGTCTAGCATTAGCATCAGCCAATTGATTAAATGTAGCACGTCCACGTGATTCAGTGCCCTCGGCTGTAGTATTAAAATTCCTCAAACCCTGAATATTACGCTGAATTCCGCTCCATATTCTTTGTAGAGGACTTGTAATTCTGTTAAGGGCATTTCCTATTGTTTCTGCCGTTCGTGAACTATTACGCCATAGTTCAAACGCTAATCTTGCAGCAACAAGTTTTTGTTTAACCATTTCAACAGAAATAGACATTGTCCTAAAAGCATCAGATGTCCTAACGATAGTTGGAACATCTCCGACCCATGTTTTCAATGCTTGACTAGTTAATACTATCTGTCCACGTAAGTCACTAATTACATGAGACATTAATTGGTATCCGAAAGATTGTTTTAATGATTGAGACATATATTGTCCCATTAATCTAACGTTTTGTCCTGCTTGAATAAATCCTCGTCCAACTATCCTCAGATTTTGGCCAAGCTCGTTTACTAAAAAGAAATCCCTTACAGTATTTCTAATATTAGTACCTAACATACGAACTCCCATTGAGAGTTGTTGTATAGGCTCGAGTCCTCTAAACCAGTTAAATAATGCAGAAGATCCACGTTGAATATCCCAAGTTACATTTGAAACAGCAGCGCGTAATCCATTAAAAGTTGTAGTTAAAACTTTAGCGGAAGCTTGAGCGAGCCTATTTTGAGTTGCAAAACTATATATAGCTTTAGCAATACCTTCAACTTCATACGCAAATACACGAAGAGGAGCAGGTAAGGATTGAAACGCACGAGCAAACATGCCTACTTGGTTTGTAGCACCGCCAATTCTTTGGCCTAATTGCTGATATTGTTCGGATAGTATACGCTGCTGTACAGAAGCATTTCTTATAGAGTTCCCATTTCTTGTAAAAGCATTACCCAAATTTCCAAGTCTGCTTTGCAATTCTTGAGAAGCCCTAGCTGCATTTTGAAGTGGTCTTGACATGCCATCTTGTGCTTCAAGCATGATACTTAACCTACTAAACCTTTTTGTTGCCATGGTTTACCTCCTTCCCTATACAGAGCCTTTTCGTCTTTTTCTTTTAGCCTGTTTCATAACAAATGAAGTATCATTGACCAACATATCTAAATCATTTCCGAAACGTTGTTCAGCCATGATAGATATTTTGTCAAAAGAAGGATTAAAGAAATGAGCGCCTTCATAATAATCATATCGTTGGTTTTCCTTCTTACGCCTTCTCTGTCTACGATAGTCCTTTTTATAACCGGGAGGGACAATCGCATGTCCTGCATCTACCATTCCAGCATAATAAAGAGCAGAACCGAAAACCACGTCTCGTTCACCAACATCATATACACAAAGTTTATTACCTAATTGAAATGAATCAAGTAACCTTCCTGTATGTTCCTGAGTTCTAATCATAGCATTATCTTGAAGTATAAATAAACCTTCCTCTGCAACTTGGTGCATGGTGGCTAACATAGCATCAAAACCACTATGTCCTATAGTAGCTAAATGAGTTGTAAAATCTCTAAATTCTTTAGAGTTAGTCCTAAAATAAATAGGTCCTGGCATTATTACTCACCATACTCTTTAAAAGGTTTTTTATAGACATCAATTAATGCACTGATAGCAAAGTTAACTTCATTACCTAATTGACCTGCAGTTTGTACTTCCCTATTGACGTACCAATGACTTATTAACATTAAAGCACAAATAGTTAAATCAGTAGGTATATCATCTCTTACAGGCCATTCATCTGTTATATTATAGCCTAGAACTTGTTGGATATATGATACAGCACCATAAATAAGCACTTGAACTAATGAATCTTCATCATCATAATCTATTTTAAGAAAATCTTTGACAAAGGTTAAATCTAATTCAGTGATTTTTTTGTCGTTTATCTGTGCGGTCATTATTCTTCACCAACTTTTTTACTAGCCTTAACAACCTTGGGTTGTTTAACAACTACCTCTTCAACGTAGTTTGCATTAATTAGATCTTTTGCATGAGCATCTTTTACTTCAATTTCTTCACCAACGTTAACTAGTCTTTCTTTTTCGTGGTAATAGAAGTTTTGTTTTACTTTAACCTTCAATATTCACACCTCCAATTTTATGTATTAAACGAACCCAATACTGGTATGGCTTCAAAAGTTTATTTTTATAATAAAATCAACATTTTATATTTGACATTATGGGAGATTGAGTGGGAATCGAACCCATACTGCCTTCTTGTTTCGACGCATCTACTAAAAGATGGAGTGCTACCATTACACTACTCAAACATAATACGGGTGACAGGACTCGAACCTACAACCCCTCCGTCCCAAACGGAGTGCTCTACCATTGAGCTACACCCATGAATTGACCTATCCTGGTCCGCTTCCTAGAGAGGCGTGATAGGTTCTATTAGATCTTCCATTTTAAAGGTAATGGAGAACCCGGCAGTTGTTCCTAAGGTGCATCCACACAGTCAGCTGCCATAAAAGTCCACATCGACATTGAGGTTTATACCTTACATTAGATATGTGTATTGTAAAGCAATTTGTAAACCAAAAATAAGCAAAAAAAATAATGGGACTCCCGAAGGAATCCCCAATTATAATTAAGCATGAACTTGCAAGAATTTAGCAGCGTCAGGATTTAGAACTTTACCATCGAAGTAACCGTCAAGTAACAACAGGTGAGAACCACGAAGTGCTTGAGTAGTATCTCCGAAGATATGTTGCATGTTCAATCCACGTTTAGTCATAGTAGCATATGCTTCATAGAAGTTAGCCATTAATACAGCTTTAGCACCTGCTGCAAGGTCAGGCATAGCATCAGTGATTAATACAGGAAGTCCGAACAAACGGTATCCAGCAGACTCAGATGTAATATCACGGATGAAGTAGTATTGATTCATAGCATCTTTCAATTTAACAAGAGTATTGAAAGTAGCACGAGACATTACGAATACAGCTCCAGCTTGGTAGTCTGGGTGAATGCTGTTATAAAGATCTAATAGGTCGTCAGTTCCAACAACACCAGCAGCAGCTGAAGTAACAGAAGCGATAGAAGAAGTTAACATACCTTCAAATTGGTTGTTAGCATCGCCAGTTCCTTGAAGAATGTTACGGTCAAGAGTCATACCAAGACGACGAGAAAGAAGATTAATAGAATAACCAACTACGTCAATACCAGAATCATTGATGATGTGTTGAGATAACTCAATAGCAGTACCAGCACGTTTTTGAGTTAAACGAACTTTGTCCATTGAGAAGTCATCTGGAGTAAGGTCAGTTAATTCTCCGACGAATCCAGCAGCACCAATAGTTTGTTCACGAAGGATCTCAAGAACCCCAGCGATTGGTGAGAAATTACGAGTACGAGAGAAGATTGGTGCAACCTCGAACAATTTCTCAACGATTAAATTAGATAGATTAGTAGGTACAGTTAAAGAACCAGGAGCAGCAGCTGCAGTTACAGGTTGGTCTGCACGGATCTCACGAAGTTCTTCACCTTCTTGTTTACGAAGGAACTGTTCTACGGCACGTTTTTCATAAGCTAAATCTTTTTCCACTTCACGTACCTCCTCAGGTTTTTCAACTACAATCACGTCTTCTTTAGAACGCGATTCAGCAAGTTTGATTGCTTTATCTAGGCCAGCAACTTCGCCTTGTAGACGTGCAACTTCTGCATCTTCTGCTTCAGTTAGTCCACGAACTTCAGTTTCAACTGATTGAGCAATTTTATCTAGCTCATCTAGAGCAGCATTACGCTTTTCGATTAATGCTTTTAAATTCATTATTTATTTCCTCCAATTATTTGTATTGATTAATAAAGTCACGGATTTTTGAAGCAGCATTATTATCCTCTTGTGGAGTAGAAACATCAACTTGAGGATCTACAACTACATCTAACCCGTCACCATCAGGGTCATTTTCTGGGTCAATATCATTGTCCCCATCATTGTCTGGGTCAATTACTTGTTCAGGATCTTGTTCAGTATCATCTACTACATCAACTTCAATAGCAGGATCTACAGGAACAGGATCTTGTGCAGGATCTTGTTGTTCAGCAATTTTCATGTTGCTTGACAACATTTCAAATATTTTTTTAGCAATTGCTTCAATATCAGCATCTGAACGGATTTCAATAGTTCGAAGATTTAGTTCTTCAGTTGGAACCTCATCCTCAACTAAATCAATTCCACGAGCTGAAATAGATGAAGAAGCATATGCAGGATCTCTTACAACTGATACTTCAAATAATTCAAGGTCGCTTACAGTGCGTTCAAAATAGTCGCCCATATTACGCCAAGAATCTTTAATAGCCCTAAATCCAAAAGACATATTTTGTAAAATACCATCTTTAATTAATTGGTAGTAATCTTTACCCCAAGATGTAGGACTAATAGTAGCAGTCATATGCAACCCTTGTTCATCCTCCCTGAGTTCCAATGAACCGTTTCGAGTAGAAGCAAGGATTTTATTTTTATCGTGTTCAGCATAGAAATGAATTTCTTTTGCCTTTTCAATAGCACGTTGCCAAACTCCCGGTTTAATAACTTCCTTAAACCTTGATTCACGACCTAACATTTCACTATACTGATTAGTTTTATTTACATAACCAGATACAGTTAGGCTTCCATCATCGTTTGTTTCCATGCTCGCTTGATTTACACGAAGTTCCATTTTCATTCGCTAAACACCTCCTATGACTTATTATTAGAAGCGCTCGGCTTCGACTGGCCTTTCGCCTTATCATTATTTTGAGGTTTTTGTTGCGGAGCATTTTTAGCAGGTAGTGGTTTCATATTTGGACCAGAACCTTGTTGGTTCATATTTACAGGACCTTCATCAAGATCTGCACTACCTTGCATATTAGGAACAAACATATCATGAGTTTTAGGATTATAAAGTATATTACCTAACGACCACATAAAGTAATCATCATCTAACTTGTGCATATCAAATTTAGCACGAGTCTCATTTAATGATACGTATCCTGCTTTTAGTGCAATTCCTGCAGCCTCAGCACGTTCCTTCTCAGTAGTACGAAGAATTTCAGTTGTATCAAATCTGAAATAATATCCTTCTTCTTTTTCTGTTTCCAATAAAAGTGATTTATCTAATGCTGATTCAATCGCCGCAATTATTGGTGAAAGAGTATATTGAAGGAAGTATAAGTTATTTTGTTCGTTAGAAGCATATTTATTAGCATCTGCATTAATCATACTTTCAGGTATATTAAATAAACGAGCAATTTCAGAGATTGTTACTTTTCTTCCATCTACCAATTGCATATCATTTGGTTTAATTGAAATAGGTTTATATTCTAAACCTTCTTCTAATATAACTGTTTTACCACTGTTTTTTGAACCACTGTATAGTGATTCCCAACCAGCTCGTAATCTAGTAATCGCTTTTTCAGATAAACGATTAACTGTTTCAATTACACCAATTGGCAACGCTCCATTTTTAAGAATGTTTGAAGTGTATTCAATTTCATTAAGAGCAAGACCTAAAATATCTGTACCTGATTGTAATACTCCTTCAGATGATACACCATCTTCAGAGTCCTTAAGAACCATCATTAGCTCAATAGGTTTAAATATTCGTTGTTTTTGTTTACCATTATTTCCATAAGTTGTTAAAACAATATCAGCATCCCATTTATAACCATCTTGGAGATATCTTGTTACTTGAACATATTTCATGTCTAAAGGGTTGAGTTCAATAACATTATTCCTTGCAGTTTCCTTTTTAATATAACTTACACCATAGAATAAATAATCTTTTGCTATTCTTTTCTTTAAGTTATATCCATTCAATAATGTATTAGGTTCATTATTTAAAAGGTATATCCGCCTGTCATTAGGAACTCTTTCAACTTCACCTTTATCATTTTCTTTATAAAGGTATACAGGAAGTTGTGCTATAGAACCTGTTATTAGTTCAACACAAGCAACTACTGATGGTATTTTTAAAGCCTGGTCTTCAGAAACGGGGGTTGCAACATTAAACGTTGAGAATATAGCACCATTGTGATAAGTTCCACCGTAGTTAACTATTCCACGTTCTTCAACATCAGTATCTTTTAGTTTTTTACGCCAACCATCAAATAATCCCACGTACTTCCTCCTTCCTATAAAAAGATGAATCCTAAATCACGGTCTTCATCATCTTCATGGTCATATACACTAAGTCCGTCTTGGATTTCTTGATTCCAAAGAACCATAGCGTTTATTGTAGCAGCGACCATATCGATTTTACCTACAGATTTTTTCTTGTTGATATAACTGTTTAACATGTTATCATGTACTTCACGAGCATTACTAAAGTTGATTTCATAAAGACGATTGTTCTCATACTCGAACTGTTCCTTTAATACAACCTCTTTTAATAGTTTAGTCGCTGGATGAAGGACACTTGAGTGTTGCTTAATTTCGACAACCTCGAGTCCTTCCTCATACCATCTATTAACAGAAGATATAGCATTATATTTATCATAGCCAATTCCTTTAATATTTACGCCATATTCTTTAGATAATGATAAAACAAAGTCCTCAACAAACTTGTATGATATTATTCTATCACCACAAGGATAACAAAAACCTTCTCTAGTGAAGAGCCAATAGTCAACTTTCTCAAGTTTTGACTTGTTTTCAACGTTATCTTGAGGTAAAAACGCCCATGACTTGGCATAAAATTTTTGTTTTATTGAATCATAATGAACCATTGTAACTGCTGTGTTATCAGTAGATATTGATAAGTCAACACCAATAAATACATCTTTACCATGCCAATCAAATGGTTCTGTACGACGGCACTTTATTAAGTCATCAGTAGAAATATATACTTCTGAATCATCACCGTCTACGAAGATATTCATATGCTTTGTTAAAAAGTTTTTACGCGAGCTTGGCATTTCAATTGCCGTCTTACGTTGTTTAACTAAGTAATCAAAGTTTTCTTTAATATCAACAATTAGTGGATTTGCTTCAATCAGAGATTTATCGCTCATCCAATCTTTTGGGTCATCAGGTTTATATA